GGACGGGCGTTGGAGCGGCTGGTTGAGAGCGTCGCATATGTTGAGACTGATGGGGGGCGACGGTCCTACGGCCTCAAGCCTTGCTTTGGCACGGCGTATCAGGAAGCCCGCGCCACCCTGAAAGGAAAGAGCCATGACTGACATAGCCGGTCTGTGCGAGAGGCTGCGGGCCACAGGACTGCAAAGCGGCGCGGACGCAGCCGACACCCTCGAACGCCAAGCCGCTGAACTGGCAAGCTGTCGTCAGCATTGGTCGGGTGAGTTCAAAAAACTCAGCACAGAAAGCAAGGCGTTGGCCGAGGAGCAAGCCGCTGAGATAGAGCGGATGCGGGAGGCTTTGCGGAATATCCAGAGTGAAGCCGAACGCGAGGAAGGCCGCTGGGTCCACTTAAAGCGTGTCATTGCCGTCAACGCCCGAGCCGCCCTTACAGGAGAAGACTTCCCCCAACCCCCCAATAACGAGAGGACTGGATGATGTTTGTCATCGGATCGTTCGACCGCTTTTTTCACGGCTTCCTCCGCAAGGAATACACCCGCGATCTGGAGGACGGCTTCGGCCAATATCTCCCCTGCGTGATCCACGGCCTGCGCGTTGTTCAGGGTCGGTCGCTGGAGTTCCAATGCGTCCTCACCGAGTATGGTGCCGGCGCGGGGTTCCTGGCACCGATCGAGGCGTTCTGCTGGAGGGAGCCGGATGAGGTGCGCGCGTCCCCGGTGCTGGACTACACCTATATCCAGCCGTGGGACTGTTTCTCCAACGAGTTTGGTGTCCACGCTTTTGAGCTGCACCGTCGGATGAAGGCGCTGATCCTGCCCGACCGGCGCGGCGCTCGATACTGCTTCTCGATCGATTTCACCAGCTCCTCGCTCGCCGATATGAGCGAGCAGCACAAGCATCTCCACGTCATGCAGATGGATGACGGTTCGATGGGGGCGTTCCCGAACAACCGCGTGCTGTGGGTCGAGCCTGCGATGTGGGCCAAGCCTTTCGAGGAACGGCCAGACTTCACGGCCCTGTCCGGCGAATGGATGGCGGAATGACAGATCGCCCGGCCAGGCCAACCATCTCGGCCGCCCGCCGCGCCCGCATTTTCGCGGACCACGCTGGCGTCTGCCATATCTGCCGCACCCGGATCGCAGCGACCGAGCTGTGGGATGTCGAACACAAGATCGCCAGGGGCCTGACCTACGACGACTCGGACGCCAATCTCGCGCCGGCGCACCGCTCCGAAGACTGCCACGGTCGCAAGACGAAAGAGGACGTGAGCCGGATCGCCAAGGCGAAGGCGCAAGGTGGCGAGACCGGCCAGTGGGCGCGACGCCAGAAGCGGGGCGTCGGCCTGATCCAGTCGAGGGGCTTCGAGAAGCCGAAGGTGAAACGGGCCTGGCCCAAAGGGAGAGGATTTGGACGATGACCGAAGACGAAGCGAAGACGAAGTGGTGCCCGTTCGCGCGGCCGGGCCAATGCCTTCCTGAACACTGCGGAGAGATACGCGGAAACCGAAACATGGACGGCACCACTGACGACGGCGCGCTGTGCATCGGTTCCGGGTGCATGGCGTGGCGAGTGACGCGAGATGGGTCGTGGAAGGGGACCGCCCAAACCGTGACCGGCGGCTTCTGCGGCCTCGCCGGGCCTGTGGTATAATCAGCTATGTCCAGCCTGCGCCGCCGCATCGATTTCTGTGAGAGCTACGCCCGCTACGGCAACGCCACGCGAGCCGCGAAGGAGGCTGGCTACAGCGAGAAGACCGCCTATTCCCAAGGACATCGGCTGTTGAAGGATGCTGATATTCAGGCCGGGATCGCCGATGCGAAGGCTCACCGCTTCAAGAGGCTGCACATGGACGCCGATGAGGTGCTGGCCTTGGTGGCGGAACAGGCGCGCGGTGTGATGCAGCACGTCGTTCACATCACGCCGGACGGTGACCCGTATATCGACCCCTCGAAGGCTGATCCGAGCGTCTTCCAGCACGTCAAGAAAATGACGATCGAGGACTTCACCGACGGCCGGGAGATGGACGACGAGGGCAATGTCATCAAGCGCAACGTGCGCCGGGTGACGATGGAGGTGGTGGACCCTGGTGATGCGCGGAAGACGATCATGAAGCAGATGGGCCTGCTGACCGAGAAGGTTGAGCATAGTCTGGCCGATGGATTTGTGGACGCGATGCTTCGCGGCCAGCAACGGGTGAAAAGGGGCAGGACGAATGACGAGGGATGATCTGATCGAGGCGGTGAACCGCCTGACCATTGACGAGCGCGAGGATAGCGACGCTGTGCTGGACGCAATCCTTGATCGCCTCATCAACGGCGTCCCCTCCGTCTGCCCGTCGGGCTACGACTGGACGGCCGGCGACATCGAGGACTGGCTGCGGAGCCTGCGGTCGTGAGGCCGAAGGAGGGAGAGCAGCGCGCCCTGTCCGGCGCGGAGTGCCGGCGAGCGTGGGCCATGATGTCGCGGGGGATCGGCCTGAAGGCCGCCGCCGCTATGATCGGCGTGTCGCCGAAGCGGCTGGACCTGGCGATCTGGCGCTGGAGGGCTGGGCCGGTCCACCGTCCACAGCCTGTTGATAGTCAGCAATCCCCGGTGTAGCGTTTGCGCTCGGCGTCGGAGCCGAGAGGGAGAGAACGATGGACGATCTGAAACCTGGCGACCGCGTGCAAGTCTATGCGCGGGGCCGCCGAGAAGCTGTGGTCGAGCAAGTGCGCGACGGCCGCGTCCTGCTGGAGGACGGCGACTGCTGGCCGGCAACGTCGCTGGAGCGGGTGCCTTGCCCGGCCGATGAATAGCTGGGCCGAGGAGCGGCGCTCGCATATGGCCGCTGACGGCGTGAACCGGGCCGACGCTGGCCTGCGCCGGTTTGGCCGGAAGGTGGGCGAGGCGACGATGTGTCCGCGTTGCGACGGCGGCGGCTACGTCGTTGGCCGGGCGTTTGGCCGCACTCTGAATGGGAGGCTGGAGATGATGGACGATCCGGTGAAATGCCCGACGTGCAAGGGCGAGGGGCTGGACCCTGATGTGCATGGGAGGCAGGGATGACCGACATCGGGATGCTATGCCCTGCCTGCGGCCAGGCCGACGCCAGCGGAGTGAAGGATGGCCGGCCGCAACCCGGCGGCACTCGGCGTCGGCGGGTGTGCGCCTGCGGCCACCGTTTCAGAACGCTGGAGGTGGCGGTCGGCACGGAGCCGGTGACGCTGGAGCGAGTGTCGGTGCATGGCTGCGTCGATGCGATTCGAGTGCGCTTTACCGAGGACGATCTGAAGCGGAGGCTGGCCGACCGGATCACCGAGGCGGTCAACGCGGTGCTGGGCGTATGACCCCGCTGGAACGCCTCGGCCTGGAGGTGGTGGCCTTCGACCTCCTCGGCTCTCGCATGATGTCGGCCCTGCTGCTCGTCCTGCTGGACGGCAAGGGTCGGCAAGTAGGCTTTGAGGCGATGGCCGCCGCTCGCCAGTGGCGTCGGCGCGAGAACGATGTGCCGACGATCGCCGGCCTTCGCACCCGCATTTGCGTCCTGCGCGGCGCGTTGGCCGACCTGGGCCTGCCCGATGTCATCAAGACGTGCGGCGTCGAGACCGTCAAATGCCCGGCGACGGGCTATGCCCTGCCCGAGCCGGGGCGATCCCGCGTGATGGCTCGGCTGATGGAGGAGGTGGAAGGATGACCCTGCGCGTCCTCATCATCGGCCCCGGCGATCCGTCCGGCCACCTCGCCCGCCTGTCCCGGTGGAACAGCGAGATCGACGTGGTGCTTGGCCGAGAGCTGAAGGGGGTGGATTTGGTGCTGCTGATGGGCGGTGGTAACGGTGCCGAGGTCGAGCGCGCCCGGTCGGCGGGCGTGCGCGTGGCAGAGGTGGCTGATGTCGGTCGAATACAAGACGATCACGGTTGCGGCGGACATTGACGACGCCCTGAACGCCGAGGCCGCCGACGGGTGGCGGGTCCATACGGTCACCGGGGCCGGTGTGTTCCTGATGGAGCGCAAGGCCAGTCGGGAGACCCCGATCACCCAGGCAGGCTCGATGCCGACCGGACCCCGCAAGTCGCTATGAGCGCACCGCCTCCATTCGCGGCCTTCGCCGATGCGCTGGTCTCGTTCGCGCACGATCCGTATGGCTTCGCTCTGTGGGCCTTCCCTTGGGGTGAGCCGGGGACCGAGCTGGAGGACGAGACCGGACCCGACGACTGGCAGCGTGAGGAGCTGGAGGCCATCGGCGCGCATCTGCGCTCGACGCCGCACGAACCTTTCCGCTCCACCACCGCGTCCGGCCACGGCATCGGCAAGTCGGCCGAGACATCCTTCGTCGTCCTGTGGGCGATGATGACGGCGGTGGACACGCGGGGCGTGGTCACGGCGAACAGCGACACGCAGCTCCGCACGAAGACCTGGGCCGAGCTTGGCAAGTGGTGGGGCCTGCTGTGCGTCGCGCACCCTATCGCCAAGGAGTTCTTCGAGCTGACCGCGACCGGGCTGAAGGGCCGGGGCCGGGATATGACCTGGCGGATCGACGCAATCCCGAACAACCCGCGCAACCCGGCCGCCTTCGCTGGCGCGCACAACGCCGGCAAGCGGCTGCTCGTCCTGATCGACGAGGCGTCCGAGATCGAGGACGTGATTTGGGATGTGGTCGAGGGCGCGCTGACTGACGCCGACACCGAGATTCTGCTGCTGGCCTATGGCAACCCGACGCGGACGACGGGCCGGTTCAAGGAGATCACTGTCGGCCGGATGCGCCACGCATGGCGGACCCGGCAGATTGACAGTCGGCTGGTGAAGCGGACGAACAAGAAGCTGCTGGCCGAGTGGGTCACGGCCTGGGGCGAGGACTCCGATTTCGTTCGCATCCGGGTGCGGGGCATCTTCCCGCGTCTCGGCACCATGCAGCTCATCCCGACGGATAAGGTGCAGGCCGCGAGGGCGCGCGATCCGTCCCATATCCCGTCCGATCCGCTGGTGGCTGGCCTCGACATCGGCCGCTTCGGCGACGACGCCAGCGTCCTCCAGCCTCGGCGCGGCCGGGACGCGAAGACGATCCCCAAACTGGTGTGGCGCGGCCTCGATCTCATGCAGCTCGCGGCGCAAGTCGCGGCCTGGTGCATCCAGCACCGGCCCGATGCCCTGTTCGTTGACATCGGCGGCATGGGCGCGGGCGTCTATGACCGGCTCCAGCAGCTCGGCATCCCGAATGTCTATCCCGTCAACTTTGGCGGCAAGGGCGGGACGGCGCGGTTCAACGGCTCCTCGGCGCGCACGGCCAACCACTCGGCGTCGATGTGGGTTGGCATCCTCGAATGGCTGGAGCTTGGCTCCCTGCCGGACGATGACGACCTGGAGATTGACCTGACCGGCCGCGAGTATGGCTTCAACGGCGACGGCGCGATCATGCTGGAGAAGAAGGAGAGCATGAAGAAGCGGGGCTTGTCGTCGCCCGACCACGCCGACGCCCTGGCCCTGACCTTTGCCATGCCGGTCGCACCGAAGCGCGTGCCAACTAGCGCCAAGGACATCGCTGCTGTAATGGCAGAGAGCGCCTATGACGCCTATGCGGGCGTCCAGACGGAATATGACCCCTACGCGGAGCTGCGGCGATAATGTGTTCCTCCAGCATCGGCAAAATGCTCAGTCCTGCATACGCACTGGCATCAGCGTTTAAGGGGCCGCGACCGCCGGCCACGCCCGCCGCTCGCCAAGCACCTCGCGCGCCTGACGCGGCGACCACCGGATCGCGGAGCGAGGAAGCTCTGGCCCGCCGGCAGACGATCGCGTCGATGGTCACCACCAACCCGAACGGGATGGGTTCCGCCCCGACCGTCGGCAAGCGCACCCTGGGGGCGTGATGGAAGGGCTGAAGCTCCGCGAGCATTGTCAGAAGCGCCTCGGCGGCCTGTCGAACCTCCGCAAGCCGTGGGAGCCGGGGGCCGAGGAGGTGGCGCGCAATACGCTCCGCTGGATCAGCCCGTATATGCGGAACCTCGGATCGACGCGGGGCGACGCGCAGCGATCCGCCGACGGCTCGATCTACAACGGCGGCCAGGCCAACAACCGGCTCTATAACTCGAAGGCCAGCCGGGCGCACCGGACCCTGGCGTCGGGGATGTCGAGCGGGATGTCGTCACCCTCGCAGCCGTGGTTCCGGCTGAAGGTCGGCGAGGGCCGTGCTGCTGATGTGCAGGCGGTGAAGGAGTGGATCGACGATGTGACGGCGAAAATCTACGCCTTCCTCGCGCAGACCAATATCTACAACGCAATGCAGTCGAGCTACCGCGAGCTGGGCGTCTTCGGGGTGAGCGCGATCCTGTTCACGCCGCACCCGATGTATGGCGCGGTCGCCTATGCACAGACCTTCGGCCAATACTGGGTCGGCCAGGACGACGGGCTGCGCGTCGATTCGATGCTGCGCGACTGCTCGATGACGGTGGCCGATCTCGTCAACAAGTTCTCCGAGGAGAAGGTGTCTCCGGCCGTCAAGCGGCTCATCACCGCCGGCAAGTGGGACGCCCAAGTCTCGGTGCGCCACCTGATCGAGCCGAACACCACGCGGGCCTACGGCAAGGTGGACCGCACCAACAAGGTCTTCCGGTCGATCTACTTCGAGACGGCCTCGGACGCGAAGGACGTGCTGGACATTGGCGGCTTCGACCGCAAGCCGTTCGCGGTGCCTCGGTGGGAGGCGATGGACACAAACGTCTATTCGACCGGCCCCGGCTTCGATGCCCTGCCTGATTCCCGCAAGCTCCAGCTCCAGGAGATCAGGCTCCAGCAGTCGATGGACTATCTCGTCCGTCCTGCCCTCAACATGGGCGTCAGCGGCCAGAACCGGGGCGCGAACCTGATCCCCGGCGGGATCACCTGGACGGATGACCTGTCCGCCGGCCGGGCTGGGCCGGTGTGGGAGATCAACTACGGCGCGGTCGGCGCGATCTCGGGCGACATATCGAACCGGACGGAACCGGCGATCGACGAGGCGTTCTTCACGCCGCTGTTCAATATGTTCCAAGGGCTGCAAGGCGCGCAGCCTCGGACGGCCGAGGAGATCGTGCGCCGCCATGAGGAGCGGCTGTCGCTGATCGGCCCGGTGGTGGACCGCGTGCAAGTCGAGAAGCTGTCGGTGATCGTGCTGCAAGCTTTCGAGATTCTGTCGGCGGCCAACCGGCTCCAGCCGGTGCCTCAAGAGCTGCTCGGGACCGAGCTGTCGATCGAGTTCGTCTCGATCTTGGCGCAGGCGCAGCGGATGATCGGCCTTCAATCGATGGAGCGGGCGCTCGGGTTCGTCGGCAACATCGCGGGCGTCTATCCGGCGATCCTCGACAAGCCCAACTTCGAGGAGATGGTCAACGAGTATGTCGAGCGCCTGGGCGTGCCGGCGCGCACCATGCACTCGGACGAGGACGTGGCCGCCGTTCGCCAGCAACGGGCGCAAGCCGAGCAGCAGCGGCAGCAGATGGAGCAGATGGCGGCGATGGCCCCGGCGGTGAAGGACGTGGCGGCCTCGGCCGAGCTTCTCTCGCGGACGGACGTGAATAGCCCGTCGGCCCTGTCCACCCTCATGCCGCAACCGGGCGTCTGATGCGCGAGCGGATCGACTATTCCGAGCTGGACCCCGACGAGATCGAGGCGCGTGAGAAGGCGGCGCAGGCCGCGCACCGCCGCAAGTCAACAATCGCCATGCAGGCCAGTCTGGACGCCGAGGAGCTGATGAAGCACCCGGCCTTCCGGCGCTGGTTCTTTACAGTTCTGGCAAAAGCTGGCATCTACCGCGCTGCCTTCCACCCGCAAGAAGGCGCGCAGCATTACGATGCTGGGCGTCGCGGCCTTGGGATTGAGCTGCTAGACGAGCTGCTGCGGATTGATCCGCAGTTCGCCATCGACCTGTCGGTCGAGCAAGCCAAACTTGAGGAAAAGGTGAATGACCGAACAAGCTGACACTTCCGCTGACACCGCCGCCGTCGTTGACGCGCCGGCTGTTGACGCGAACACAGACGCCGCTGGTGATGCAGCGAGCGTGGCCGGGGATGGCCTCGAAGCGGGCGCAACCGATGACAGTGCAGCAGCGTCGGGAGACGCCGCGACCACCGAGGTTGCGCCCTATGAGGGCCTGGTCGCGCCGGACGGCTTCGAGGGGCTGGACGTTGAGGCCCTGACGGCGGCGACGCCGGTTCTCCGCTCGCTCGGGATCGAGACCACCGAGCAGGCTCAAGAGACCATCGGCAAGTTCGCGCCGATCATCCAGGGGATCACCGACCGGACCACGGCAGCGGTGCTGGCCGCGCAAGAGACGGCGCGGGTGGACATCACGACCAAGTGGGCCAACGAGCTTCGGGCCGACCCGGTGCTGGGCGGCGGCAACTATGACCGGGCGCTGGCCGAGAACGGCGCGGCGCTGGAGAAGTTTGGATCGCCCGCGCTCCGCGAGTTTCTGGACACCACCGGCCTCGGCAATCACCCCGATTTCGCCCGGTTCGTGAACGTCCTGGCCAAGGCCACGGCGGACGACACGATCCACCTCGGCGACACCACCGCGCAGCCGAACCTGACCACCGCGCAGAAGCTCTACGACAAGGCGTTCCAACCCCCAACCTGAGACCACCACCAACTGCTGAACGTCGGATGACAGTGCAGCCAGCCCATAGAAGGAAAGACCAACATGGCCGTTCGTAACGCCACCATCCCGTCCCTCATGGACGTGATGACCCGACTGGACCCCGGTGGGGGCCTGTCCGACATCGCCGAGATTCTGACGCAGACCAACGAGGCCAACGACGACGTGTCGTGGACCCCCGGCAATCTCGTCACTGGCGACCGCTTCACCATGCGAACCGGCAAGCCGACGGTCGGCTTCCGCCGGCTGAACGAGGGTGTCGCGCGCAGCAAGTCCACCACCTCGCAAGTCGATGAACAGGCCGCCGAGCTGGTTGCCGAGCATCAGATCGACCGCAAGCTGGCGATCCTGTCCGGCAACATCGCACAGTATCGCATGGACGAGGGCCGCTCGTTCATCGAGTCGATGTCCGACAAGCTGTGGCAGACCATGTTCTACGGAAACAGCCTGACCGACGACAAATCGTTCATGGGCCTGGCTCCGCGCTTCAACTCGCTGTCGGGTTCCTACGCCAGCCAGATCATCGATGGCGGCGGCACCGGCACGGACAACCGCTCGCTCTGGCTGATCGTGTGGGCACCCGACAAGATCACCGGCATCTACCCGAAGAACACCAAGGGCGGCCTGCTGCACATGGACACCACGTCCAACAAGGCAATCGGCCCCGACGGCTTCCCGATCGGTGACCGGGTGCTGGATGCCGATGGCAACCCGTATCTGGCCTACACCGACCACTGGGAGTGGAACTGCGGCCTGAAGATCAAGGACCCCCGCTATGCGGTGCGGGCGGCCAACATTGACTTCTCGCTGCTGTCCAAGGACCGCGCCTCCGGTGCCGATCTGCAAGACCTGATGGTTCAGATGATGGGCCGCATCCAGGGCCTCAACGGCAACGCCGCCTTCTACGCCTCGCGCGACATCCACAATATGCTGGATCGCCAGGCGTCGAACGACGGCCGCGCGTTCAACGGCTTCAGCCGCGCCAACTTCGGCCGGCCCGGCATCGATAGCCTGGCCTTCCGTGGCGTTCCCGTCCGCCGCATGGACGCCCTCAACGTGGACGAGGCGCGCGTCGTCTGATCCCGAATAGCCCGGCGGCATGGAGCCGCCGGGCAACCTTTTCGCCCAAGGAGGGCAAGCCATGATTACCGACCGCGAAAACACCTTCGCCGACAATCTGCTGGTCAACGCGACCGGCGTGGTTGGCGATGTCATCAAGGTGGGCAACCGCCAACGGAACCCCGATCTCGTCGCCTTCCTCCAGGTCGAGACGGCTCTGAACAACCTTACCTCGCTCGCCTTCCGCTTCGTCTCGTCGGCTGCGGCTGACCTGTCGTCGCCGAACGTGATGCACGACACCGGGGCTGTGGCCCTGGCCACGCTCAACGCTGCCGGCGGCTATCGTGCCGTGGCTCCGGTGGGACCGATCCCGGCCGCGCACCAATATGTCGGCTGGCTGCAAACCCTGGTCGGCACCGCGCCGACTGCGGGTGGCCTGACCGGGGCAATCGCCGAGAGCGCCACGCTCGAAACCGACGCCCGCCCGGCCTACTTCACCGGCCGCACCTGATCGTAAGGGCCGGGGGCAACTACCCCCGGCCCTGTTCGATCTATTCCTCCAGAACAAGGAACCATCCTCATGGCCAAGGCCAAGAAAATCGTCACCGACTCCGACGGCCTCATCGTCAACGAAGGCCCCAACCCGCGTTTCGTGGGCGGGCGCTATGTCGAGGTGGGTGATCGCTATGACCCGGAAGCCCTGAACAGCGAGACCTATGCGGTCAAGTCCACGCCGGTCGGCGCGCTGACCGACGAGCAGCTCCAGGCCGAGCTGGAGCGTCGCCAAGCCGCCGCCAAGCCCGGCTCCGCGAAGAAGGCTGCCGCGCCGGACGCGGATGACGCCGATGACGCAGCCAAGCGCGCCGAGCAGGAAGCTGCCGCTGCGCTGGAAAAGGCGAACGCGGGCCTGTAACGCTGTCGCCCGGTTCGTGATATTGAGGGGGCGGTCTCGCAAGGGGGCCGCCCCTTTTTGCTGGAGAAGCACTCATGTTCGTCAAGCGTCTCGGCCTGTTGGCCGCCCTGACCGCCGCCCTGTTGGGCCTGACCGCACCGGCTTTCGCGCAGTCGTCTGTCGGCGGCCGCGTCAGCACTTCCGCTCCGACCTATGTGGACGGTGAGACCCGCCCGATCTCGCTTTCCACAGCTGGCGCTCTGCGTGTCGCCAATACGAGCACTGGCGCGTCGGCGCAGCAAGTCCAAGGCACCAGTGCGTCCGGCGCAGCCTCTGTTGGTAACCCTGTCGGCGTTGCGTGCGCCTACAATGCGACCATGCCGACCGCCGCAACCGGCCAGCGGATTGACTGTCAGGCTGATGCGTTTGGCCAGCAGCGAGTGAGGATCGGAACGAACATCATCGCTGCCGTTGACGGCGTAGGCAACTCCAACATGGGCACGCTCGTCTTTGCCGGGAACCACACCACCGACACCTATCTAGGCATCATGCCGGTTTTGTATAACGGCGCGACGTGGGACCGTCAGCGCGGCGATGTTGGCGGGGCCGTCGTTCAACCGGGCCTCGTTGCAACCCACTGGACATATGCCGCCGCATCGGGTGGCATTTCCAACACCACGACCGCCGTGACGATCAAGACGGCGGCGGGCGCTGGCGTCCGCAACTGCATCGCGTCCTTTCAGCTTTTCAACGGCCCGCTCGGTGCCGCGACCGAGGTTGCGATCCGTGACGGCGCGGCGGGCACCGTGATCTGGCGCGGGCGGCGAGAGACGGCGGCGTCCAGCGAGGATGTGGTCCTGCCGGTGCCGATCTGCGGCACAGCCAACACCCTTCTCGAAGTCGTGACCCTGACCGCCACCGTGACCGGCGGCGTCTATGTGAACGCGCAGGGCTTCACCCGCCCGTAACCCTGGCTCACCGAGGACTGACCCCATGACCCTCTCCGCTGTCGGCATCGGCAACCTCGCCCTCGACGAGTTGCCGCACAAGAATATCGTCAGCCTCGGCGACAACGTGCTGGCGGCGGCGGTCATCACTCGCCAGCTTCCTCAAGTGCTGGGCGAGCTGCTGGAGATGGGAGAGTGGCCGTTCGCCATTGAACGGATCACGCTGGCCGAGCTTCCGACGAACGACCGGCTGGATCATTGGGGCTATGCCTATGCGGCACCGTCAGACCTGGCGGTGCCGCTTCGCATCATCCCGGCGGCCTCGGGCGTGGCCTCGCCCTACGTCGGCGTCGGCCAGAGGCTATCGTCCACGGCCTTCGCCAGCGATCTCGTCATCCCCTTCGATTTCGAGGGGCTGAACCTCTGGACGAACGAGCCGGACGCGGTGCTGGAATATGTCACCTCGACGCCGGATTACGCCCGGTTCTCTCGGCGCTTCGAGCGCATCCTGGCCCTGCATCTGGCGGCCCGCATCTGTATGCCGATCACGAAGGACAAGGAGCGGAAGCGCGAGCTTCTAAGCGAGGCGATGGTTTTCACCCGGCAGACGATGGCGGCCGAGATGAATAAGAACCCGACGCAGAACACCTATGGCGACAACTTCATCCCCTCGGCCCTGGTGGGCCACCTTGAGGCCCCGGAATGAGCTATCAGGCCGCGCAGCCGACCTTCGCAGGCGGGGAGATCGGCAAACAGATCGCCGCTCGATACGACACGTCGAAGTATGCGACGGCGCTGGAGCGCGCCCGCAATGTCATCCTGCTGCCGGGCGGTGGTTTCTACAACCGGCCGGGCTTCGAGTTCTGTGGCGCGGCGGTCAATCATGCCAAGCGGATGCGGGTGATCCCGTTCGTCTTTGCGGTCGATCAGTCCTATGCGCTGGAGTTCTCGGATTTGCGGATGCGCGTCTATTCGGGCGGCCGGCTGGTGACAAAGCCGCGCCTGACGATCACCGCGATCACCAAGGCGGCGCAGGGTGTGGTGACGGTGGCGAACCACGGCTATTCCGTCGGCGAGCGTGCGTATTTCGAGGGCGTGCTTGGCATGGTTGAGATCAACGGCCGCGAGGTTGCTATCGTTGCCGTGACCACCAACACCTTTACGATTGACCTGAACACCACCGGCTTCTCTACCTTCACGTCTGACACCGGGGGTGTCGCGGGCAACAGTGCCGGCGGCGTCGGTGGCTATCCGGCGACGCTTCCGACCACCCTGCCCGGCGTGGGCAACGGGACGAACACACCGCCGACAACCGGCGACCGGCCAACGGGGACAGAACCATGAGCGTCGCTGTCATCTACAGCCTGGTCACGCCTTTTGCGGATACTCAGCTCGTCAATGTTGGCTATGAGCAAACCGGCGACGGCATCGTCCTCACGCACCTCGATCATCCGCCGCAACTGCTCCAGCGATACGGACACAACGACTGGCGGATCGGTGCCGCGCCGATCGGAGTAGCGAGCGCAGCACCGGCTACGGTCACGACAACGCGCACCAATCCCAACGCCTCGGAATCGGCTGACGGATACGTCGAAAGCCAGCACCAATATGCGGTCAGCGCGGTGATGGCGGCTACCAACCGCGAAAGCCAAGTCACCGATGGCGGTGAGGTGGACAACGACATCACGGTCAAAGGCAACTTCAACACAACCACCTGGAGCGCGGTTACCGGCGCGCTGGAGTATCGGGTCTATCGCAAGAAAAACGGCTCCTATGGCTACATCGGAACCGTCCTGGCGACTAACCCGCGTGAGTTTTTGGACGACAACATCATCGCGGATTTCACTGACAGTCCGCCAACGCTCAACAATCCCTTCTCCGGTGCCAACTACCCGGCGACGGTGACCTTTCACAACCGACGGACCTTCTACGGCCGGACGCTGCTGAAGCCGAGCGCGGTCTTCGGAAGCCAGATCGACGACCTGTTCAACCACGATAAGTCTCGGCCGCTGCGCGCGACCGACTCGATGGCGTTCAATCTCGTCGGCCGGCGCGTCAACATCATCCGGCATATGCTGTCGCTGGGCGATCTGATCCTGTTCGGGTCCGACGGCCTGTTCTCGATCCGGCCTGGTGGCGATGGGGTGCTGTCTCCGACATCGCTCCAGACCCGATCCGAGGGCTATCAGGGTGTGGGCGCGGCGCGGCCGGAAGCGGCCGACGCGGTGGCCTTCTATTCGACGCAGCGCGGCAACGCGATCAGGACGCTCAACTACACCTTCGAGCGCGACGGCTACCGGGGATCGGACATCACGATCTATGCTCCGCATTTTTTCCAGTCCTATGAGCTGCTGTCCTTTGCATGGTGCGAGCATCCGTCCTCGACGCTGTTTGCGCTGCGCGACGACGGGCAGATGCCGACGCTGACCTGGCAGGCCGAGCAGGACGTGTGGGGCTGGACGCTCTGCTACACTGGCGGGACGATCGAGAGCATCTGCTCGGTGAGCGAGGAGGGCCGGGACGCGCTCTATGCTGTGATCCAGCGCGAGATCGATGGCGAGGATCGGCGCTATGTCGAGCGCCTGACGGAACCGCTCTGGATCGACGAAAACTGGCTGACCGAGACGCCGGACGGCCTGAAGGATGCCGTGGTCATGGACTCGGCCTACACCTATCGGGGCACGGCGCGGACCACGCTGTTCGGCCTCGACTGGCTGGAGGGTGAGGACGTGGCGGTGCTGGCCGACGGCTTGGTCATCACCGGCCGGTCGGTGGTTGATGGCGCGCTGACGCCTCCGCTGGAGAACGCGGCCTCGGTCATCACCGTGGGGCTGGGCTATGAGTCCTACGCCCGCACCCTGCCGGTCGTTGGCAATACGCAGGGCGGCTCCACCAAGGGCAGAAGCCAGGAGGTGTCGAATGTCATCATCGAGGTGATGAACACCCTCGGCACGGTGGCCGGGAGCGGCGACGATCCGGTGCTGTCCACGCTCTATGACACGCCGCTGCCGGATGATGTGCTGACGACGACGCCGATGGTTCCCTACTCGGGCCTGCTCGACACGAACGGCCTCGAAGCGACAAACTGGAATGGGCCGAAGGTCACGGTCGCGCAGCTCCAGCCGCTTCCGATGGTGGTGCTGGGCATCTACGCCAAGATCGAGTTCGGTGGTTAGCGGCTGGTCCGTCGAGCCTGCCCGGTTCGGCGACATCAATCGGATTGCCAATCGGATGAGGGCGATGGATGCGCTGGAGTGCGCGGCCTTTGGGCATACGCCGAAACGGGCGCTGGTGCTGGCCCTGCGAGGATCGACGCTGGCTTGGACCGTGTGGCGCGATGGCAGGCCGGTGGCGATGATGGGGGTGTCGCCGCGCCGGATCATCGAAGGCGTCGGAACGCCCTGGCTGCTCGGGACGGACGAGGTGGGGAGGGCCGGTCGGCTGTTTGTGGACACCGGCCCGTTCGTCATCGGTGCGATGCTCGACTATTACCGCCGGCTGGAGAACGCGGTGGCCGCCGAGAACGGCCGGGCAATCCGTGTGCTGCGGATGCTCGGCTTTGCGATAGAGGCCGAAACCGTGGTAATCGGCGGGGTGCCGTTCCATCGCTTTTCCAAGGGCCGAGACTGATGTGCGATCCAATGACGGCGGCGGTGGTGGGGGCGCAGGCGTTCGGCCAGCTCTACCAGGGCGCATCGCAGCGCGGCGAGAGCCGGTATCAGGCTGCGGTAAGCCGGAACAACGCTGCCCTCTCTGTCGAGCAGGCCCGCGACGCGCGGACGCGGGGCGAGGAGGAGTCCCGGCTGAAGTGGCGCGAGATCGCCGCCACCAAGGGCGCGCAGATCGCGGCGATGGCGGCGCAGGGGATCGATACCTCATTCGGAACGGCGGCCGATGTGATCGGCGACACCGCCGTCCTGGGGATGGAGGACATCAATCAGATCGGCCAGAATCAGGAGCGCGAGGTGCGCGGCTTCCTGATCCAAGCGCAAAACTACCGAGAGCAGGGCAAGGCGCAGAAGCGGGCTGGGGATCAGGCGATGATCTCGGCGGTCATCAACGCGGGAAGCACGGTCCTGGGTGGCGCGAAGTCGATGCCGAATATCAGCCTGCCGGGATTTGGCGCGAAGGGCGGGAGCGGCGGGAGTGCTGCTCCAACCTTTACCCCCGGCCCGAAAGTTAGTGCTGGAGCTGGACCGTGGTGAGCATCCCGATCTACGAGCGCAGCGTCCGCGCCGCGCCGGTTACCGGCCAGAAGCAGCAGGCCGTCAGCGTCGGCTTCGGCGAGGGTATCGGCCAAGCGATCACCGGCTTCGGCAAGGAGGCCGAGAAGCTCGTCCAGCGCATCGACGAGAGCGCGACGATGGAGCTGGATGCCAGGCTCGGTGACGCAAACCGCGAGATCGAGGCCGGCTTCCTTGCCAGTCGCCAGCACAACGCGATCGAGGCCGAGGGCGCAGCGCGGGAGGCGTGGGACCGGACGAGCGCCGAGTTCTTGGCGCAGGCGAAGACGCCCGGCCAGCGCGATATGCTGACGCGGCGGATTGCGCAGCGCCGGGAAAACTGGCTGGACCGGGCGTCCACCCACGTCGGCCGCGAGACCGAGGCGTGGCACGTCGGGAGCGAGAACGCCCTGGTCGGCTCCCTGTCCAACGACATCCTCTCGTATGATGTCGGATCACCGGAGAGGGCGGCCGGCTATACAGCGATGGGGGCCATGATCCGCCAGATCGCTGCGCGGCGCGGCATGGACGGCGAGCAGACCGTGGCCCTGGGCCGCGAGGTGTTCTCCAACATCCACCTCGGCACGATTGATCTGCTCCAGCCGAGCGACCCGGAGGGCGCACTGGCCTATGCCGAGGAGCATCAAGATCAGATCGAGCAGACCAAATACGCGCAGATGATCGGGCCGCTGCGCGAGCAGGCGTTGAGCTTTGAGGGCGACCGGGTGATGGGCGATTATGTCGCCGGCCGCTCGGCACCGGCTCCGGTGACGGTGGATGATGAGGGCGGACGGCCTACACAGTTGACGGTGGTTTCTCCGGTGCCGGCGGGATCACGGGTCAGCTCGGGGTATGGCCGACGGGCCGCGCCGGGCGGGCGCGGAAGCACCAACCACCTTGCCATCGACTATGCTGTGCCGGTCAATACGCCGGTCACGGCGGCCCTGCCCGGCACGGTGCGGATCATCAACGCTTCGGACGGCTACGGGCTGCACATCGAGATCGACCACGGCCGGGGCATCGTCACGCGCTACGCTCACCTGAACCGGACCACGGTGCGCGATGGGATGCGCGTTGAGCAGGGTCAAGCGATTGCTCTGTCGGGCGGCGCGGCGGGGACGCCGGGGGCCGGCACAAGCACCGGGCCGCATCTGCACTTTGCGTATCTCGTCAACGGCGTCGGGCGCGACCCTGCCGGAATCATCGGCCAGACCACCACCGTCCAGCCGGGATCGACCCCTGCCGGCGCGGCCTTCATCACCGAGGACGACGTGCGCGACCGGGCGCGCGAGCTTGCCAATGGCGATCCGGTGCGCGAGCGGGCGTTCGTCCGTGCGGGGATGTCGGCGCTGGCGCGGGAAGATGCCGACAAAAACCGGCGCGAGGCGCAGGCCCGGCGCGATGTGGACACCTGGCTCGGTGCGAACCCGGATGCGACGTGGGAGACCGTGCCGTCGCGGCTGAAGACCGGGCTGGACCCGTCCTATTCTCTGTCGCTGCAACGGTCGCTGACGCCGGACCCGGAAGACACCGACAACGTGGCCGCAAACGACCTGTATCTCGATCTGCTCGACAAGGCCGCCGTCGATCCTGGGGCGTTCCTTCGCGATTTCGAGGCATCTCGCCAGATCATCGGCGAGACGCGCTATGCCGCGCTGCGAGGCCACGCCCGCACGCTGGCGACGGCCACGCCGGAAGGTCAGCAGACGATCGCGCAGACCGTGGCGACGATCAACGATGAGGTGACGCTGGCTCTGAGCGGCGCTGGTTTCCAGATGAGCGGCCAGGGCCGGGGGATGGAGGACGCGCAAGCCGAGACCGATCTGCGCTCCTACATGATGGTCTTCGCGCAGGCGTTCCAGAACAGTCCGAGCAACCCGACCGGCCGACCGCCGACGGTGGCCGAGCTACGCCAAGGATTGCGGGCCGGGATGATCCGGCTGCGCTCCACCGAGCGCGGCCAGCCGGATGTCTATGCGTTCCAATCGCGCCGGCCGGGGACCACCGCTGGGCCGGTTATTGAGCGGGACGCGCAGCAGGCTATCCGCTGGCAACTGATGCAGGAGCTTGGTGGCGGTCGCGTTCCGACGCAGGCGCAGATCGATGCGGCCTATGGTCAACTGACGCGACGCGGCACGGTGGATGATGTAATCGAGAGATACCGAAACCGAAACCGGAGATAGCGATGCCGCCGCAAGACGAGAGCCTGCTTGGCCTGATCGAGACGGACGAGCGGGCGCGGCGCAGGCTTCAACGCCGGGAAACGGGGCTGGCCCTGGACGGTGCGCGCGAGGTTAGCCCGGATCAGTATGTCCGCAACGAGCGCGCGGCCCGCATCCTCGGCGTCCCGCCGTCGGTCGTGCAGGACGATCCCGACGTGCCGCGCCAAGCGCAGTCG